TTCGAAACCGTAATCAGCCTGGATGAGCACCTCAAGCAAGTGGTAAGCAGCGATCTGAGCGGCAAATGGTTTCGAGCCAAAATTGTTCGACCGGGGGAGCTATGAAGATAAATGACAAACCCATTAACCCCGGCGAACTGCGCACACCAATTACCTTGAAGCGCCGTATGGTGACAACCGATGCAGGTGGCTTTAAGAAAGAGGTGTATACGTCAATTGCCAACCTTTATGCCAGGTGGCAGAACGCTCACGGCAGTGAGGTCTGGACGGCAGACATGGCTGGTGCAATCGCGCCGGCTACCGTATTGATCCGTTTTGTGTCCGGTCTGGATGAATCGTGTGTTGTGGTCAAGGACGATCAGATTTTCGAGATTGTTTCGATAGACAACATCATGGAACGCAACGAGTATATCGAACTCAAAGTCAGGCGTTTGAAGGATGGATAACAAATGGCAACCAGCGCAAAACTTACCCTGAAAGGACTTGAGGAGTATCTCGAAAAGATTGCCGCGGCCGGAAAGGATGTGGATGAAGCCGCTGCTAAGGCTGTTTTGGCTGGAGCAGAGGTGCTGCAGGAAGGCATGCAAATGCGCGCGCCTGAGCGGACTGGAAACTTGCGGGCCAATATTCGAATCTACGGGCCAGAACAGGATGGTAATTTCATTTTCTGCGAGATTGGGCTGATCCACAAGCGCGGTTGGACGGATGCGGATACGGCTAGATATGGCAACGCTCAGGAATACGGAACGTCATCCATGCCGGCCCATCCATTCATCCGACCGACCATTCAGGAGGATCGGAAAAAAGCGCAGAACGCAATGAAGGAAAGTCTTGAGGAAAGCGGAATTCTATGACGATCTGGGAACGGATTTACACGGCACTTGCACCGTTGAATCTGCCGATGGCGGCGGGCGCAATGATTGTCAACACGGAAGCGGAGCGCCCGGACACCTATCTGGTGTATTTTCTGGTTTCCTCTACACCAGCGCAGCATGCCGATGATCAGGAACAGATACGATCCTACCTGGTGCAGGTGAGTATTTACAGCCGCAATGGATTGATCAACCTGCCGGACATCGCTGGAGCGATGAAGCAGGCCGGATTTACGGCCGGGCCGGTGCGTGAATTACCCTACAACCCACAAACCAAACACTTCGGCCTGGCGATGGAATTCAACTATCTAGAAAGGGAGTAAACAATGGCAAATCCTGGAGAATACAAATCCAAAATTGGTTTAAGTAATTTGTATGTCGCCGAAGTAACCCAAGATGATGCCCTCGGCTATGCAGCCAACACGCCGGAATACCTTGCTCCGGCGGCGGAGGCCAGTCAGGAACCGACCAATTCGTTTGAGATTCAATATGCTGATGATCAACCCTACGATGTGATGACCAGCGAGGGCGATACAAAGATCAACCTGACGGTTACCGGAATGAGCATTGAAATGCTTGCCAAAATCACCGGGCGGGTATTCGATCCAACCACGGGGCGCATGTTCGATAATGCCGGCGTCGCGCCGTACTTTGCACTCAGTTTCCGGTCACTCAAATCGAACGGCAAGTACCGCTATTACCAGTACCTCAAGGGCAAATTCGACATGCCCAAAGAGGAAACGGCAACCAAAGGCGAAAAGCCCGAACCGAAGACGCTTCAGCTGACCTTCACCGCAATCAAGACGGTTTACAAATTCAATCTTGGCGGTGGAGTTACCGACAGCGTCAAGCGGGTGATCGGCGATGACGACACGACCAATTTCAACGGCGACAACTGGTTTAATGCAGTGCAGGTACCCCAAATCGGCTCGATCGCAGCGCTGGCACTCTCAAACAGCGTACCCACCAATAACGCTACCGGTGTTTCGGTCAGTGCAAACCAGGTGCTGACATTCAACAACGCTCTTAAGGACTGGGCAACCAGCGGTATCGTTCTAGTCAAATCTACGGATGGTTCTGTTGTTGCAACGGTCAATACGCTTGATTTGACCAAAAAGATTATCACTGTGGATCCGACCAGCAACCTGACAGCGTCCACCGTGTACATCCTGACCTACGCAGTCACGGATATCTACGGACAGACGCTGAATGGATCAATCCGCTTCACCACAGCATAGGAGTGAGGATATGCCAGGAACTCCGCTGACCATTACGCTTTACGATGAGAATGATGAAATCATCGCCACATACTCGAGGGCATTTGTGCCCTGGCGCGTCCTGAAAGCTGCCGTGCGGATGGTCAAAAACTTTGATGTCAATAACATGGACGAAAAGGACATTGACGCACTGGCGGCGCTGGTGGTCGAGGCATTCGGGAACAAGTTTTCCGTTGAAGACCTGAACAACGGCGCAGATGTCACCGAGATGGTGGCGGTATTGCTGATGATCATCAACAAAGCGCGCGGATTATTGCCCTCAAACCCTATCCCTCCGGGGCAATAAAAGCCCCGGAGGATGTGGAGAATGAAGATTGGTTGATAGAGCTTGAAATATCGCTGATCAAGGCATTCGGCTGGAGTTTGTGGGATATTGACAACACCGATATCGAAAGCCTGTTACCGCTCGTCGTACATTTTGGTGACGGCAAGGCGGTTTCGCGCAAGGCGTATTGCGACCAGGTAGACGGCTGGTAGGAGACTTATGAGCGACAACCCACTCAGCGGAAAGATCAGTCTGGATACAACCGATTTCAAGGCGGCAGTGGCCGCCTTAAATCGGGATATTCGGGTCATCGAAACTGGTTTCCGGGCTTCCGCAGCTGCATTAGGGGATTGGTCGAAAAGTGCCGATGGCCTGCAAATGCGCATTAAGGCGCTGACCGGACAGATTGATCTCCAGAATCAAAAAGTTACGGCGTTGGAGCGCGAATATCAACGCGTTGCAGCCGAAAAGGGCGCAAACTCGCGAGCAGCACAGGACTTGCAAATTAAACTCAACCGCGAAACGGAGACGCTCAACAAGATGCAGTTTGAGTTGAAACAATCTCAAACTGCGCTTGATGAGATGGGCAAGGAATCGAAAGAGGCGGGCAAAAAGGTCGAGGAGTTGGGGCGGAAAGAGGAAGAGACCACCGAAAAGACCCGCAAATTTGGAAATGTATTGAGTGGATTGGGTAATTTTGCCAAACTGGGAATTGCTTCAATCGCCGCACTGAGTGCTGTGGTAGCGGGGGTTGGAGCAGGAATCACAAAATTAATGGTAGATACCGCCAATTTTGCCGGTAATATGCTGGATATGTCAAAGGTAACCGGCATCAGTACAACGCAATTACAGGAATTGAGTTACGTTGGTACGATGGTCGGTACCGATCTGAATACGATCACCGGCGCGCTCACAAAAATGACCCGTTCGATGGGTACTGCCCGGGAAGGCACGAACGAGGCTTCGAAGGCTTTCGAAGCATTGGGCGTTCCAATCGTGGATGCCAACGGCGCATTACGTGATTCGCAAATGGTATTTTTTGAAGCAATTACTGCGCTTGGCAAAATCTCCAACGAAACCGAACGGGATGTCATTGCCATGCAGCTGTTCGGTAAATCCGCAATGGAACTTAATCCGCTGATCAAAGCCGGTGCGGATGAAATTGCCGCGTTGACCGCAGAATCCCATGCAGTAGGCGCTGTGATGGGGGAGGACAATGTACGCGCCTTCGAAGCCTTTGGCGATCAGCTTTCCAGTTTGAAACTCGGATTACAGGGGACACTGCGCACGCTGGCGGCATCCTTCCTGCCGGGGTTTAGCGGGCTTGCCGGAACGTTGCAGGGCTATTTGTCACAGCTGGCCGGCATTGTAAAGGATTCGGGAGGTGATTTTGGCACAGCGGCCGCAGGTATCGGCGGCTTGATTGGCAAGATAATCGGTGATGCAGCTGAACAAGGCCCACAGATGCTGCAGGCCGGATTGGGCATTATTCAGGGGTTGATCAATGCAATCGTTTCGCAATTGCCGGCGTTGGTACCGGCTGCGCTGAACATGCTCCTTTTACTGGTTAATTTTATTGTTCAAAACATTCCGCTCCTGGTGACCAGCGGTGTCAATATCCTGCTGGCGCTGATAAAAGGTATTGTGTCTCAGCTGCCGATGCTGGTCAATACGGCTGCTCAGTTGATCATTACACTGGCGCTCGGAATCGCAGATGCAATACCCCAATTATTGCCCGCAGTTGTTGAAATCATTCCTCTAATCGTTCTGGCATTGATCAACAATCTGCCGCTTTTGGTAAATGCCGCTTTGCAATTGATCTTGGCGTTGGCAACCGGAATCATTCAGGCAATTCCGGTGTTGTTGCCTTACGTGCCGGAGATTGTGGTTGCCATTATTAATGCACTGATTGCTGCGCTGCCGATGATTGGTGAAGCAGCGGTCGAACTGGTATTGACATTGATTGACGGAATCGGAACGATGCTGCCGGTTTTGGGAAATTCGGCCGTGGATTTGGTTAATGCACTGGTGGATGGCGTCAATCGTCTGGCCGGAACGCTTGTCAGCATTGGCAGAGATATCGTTTCAGGTATTTGGCAGGGAATTCAGGAACGGGCGGATTGGTTCCGCTCGCAAATCGAAAAATTTTTCGGCGGTATCGTGGACGGAGTGAAGAAAGTGCTGAAAATCAGCAGTCCATCGAAGGTGTTTGACTGGATTGGCGAGAATACGGCGCTAAGTTTCGGAATGGGTTTTGTGGATCAATTTCGAAACGTGGAGGCGGATATCAACCGTGCCATTCGCGGGATGATCTCCGAAACCTCAATGGTCGTATCTGGCCCACAGTATGCGCTTGCCGGCACAGGAAAAGGTGAATCGCCGATCAACATTGTTGTGAATGCAAATGTCAATAACAATATGGATCTGGAATTGCTGGCCAGAACGCTGGTCAGAAAAATTGAAAGGGCGCGCGGATGATTACACTCAAACTGGTAGATGAATCAGCCAATGAGATCAACCTGAATGGCGATGGAGTAGTATTGCTGGACGGTTATTATCCGGAAACCGCAATCGACCTGGAGCAGCGAATTGGCGAATCGTTTGAGGTATGGATCAAAGGTTTGGCGGTTGATAAAATCCGCACGATTAACCGGTTTTTGGATTATGCCCGTAAAAACACCATTGGGCCAAACGGTGTATGGCTTCATTTTGCGCTGGATGGCGGAACAACCTGGCGATCGCGGGTTTACGATGGAATGGTCAGCTACAATAATAAATTGCACAATTATTATCGGCGCGGGGCGATCAAAGCGACCATCACTATCGAACGCGATCCGTTTTGGGAAGGACCGGAAACACAAATACCGTTGACGAATGGCAACGGAACAAACAACACCAGCGGGCTGAACGTTTTCAATTGCAATGATGGGATCGGCAGCGCACCGAACAAACGTCATAATTACGTTCAGATTGCGGATACGGCTGTTATTGGAGATTTACCTGCGCCGGTGCGGCTTGAGATGACCAATCAGTTCAATTCTTCTGCCCGATTGTCCGAACTTTGGATTTCACATAACGTTTATGCCAACCCGGGCAGCTTTCAACATGTACTGGAAGGTGAATCGGCGATCGCTTTGCAGGGCGGTATTACAAATCAGGCTGTCTCTGGTTATAGCGGTGGATATGTAAAGGAATTTGTTTGGACGAATGCCAATCAAATTCCGCTGGTCAGATTTGAATTGAACACCGCCTATCTGAATGCTGCCAACAAACGCTGGTTCAAAGTTTTGGGAGTGTTTTCGTCTTCCGCACATCAGGGCAATCGGTTGCAACTCAAAATCATGTTTCCGGTCGGTACGATTCTAACCACGGTGGCGTCTGCACAGGAGGTTTTGTTGAGCGCCGGGCGGATTCAGGAACTTGGTGAGATTCAGATACCACCCTGGCTGCTTTCCAGCGGCGATTTGGCACCGGTTGATCTTGTGCTGTATGGTCAGAAAAGCGGAACCGCATATATGGGTATAGACTTTCTGCAGATTTCGCCAATTGACGGATATCGCGTATTAATTCCGCGTGGTTATGGTGCAGCGTATCAGGTTCGGATTGTGGATGATGGAATCAATCAGCAGCTGTATACGGATGGATGGTCGGGGGGTGGAAAGACGGGTCATTACACGAGTATCGGAAAGCCGCTCCGCTTAATTCCAGGGCGAGAGCAGCGATTGTATTTTCTCCAACAGGGCAATACTGGGGACGCCGATATTACCAGGGTGTTATCCGTAAAGGCTTATTACCGTCCGAGGAGAAGCGGATTATGAGCTTCAGCATTCGAATCATGGAGCGAAACTTTCAAAATCCACTGACACTTCCGAAAGTTGACTTCAAACCGGAACGATATTCGTTTCATGCAATTGGCGGTCCAAAATCCGCCACCATTCAGATCAAGGGGGCCAATGAGCGCGCCGTTTGGGAATTGCTGGAATACCTGCGCTGTCCAGTTGAAATTCTTGACGACCGCGAATCCTGCGTATGGTGGGGATATGTCAACAGTGTGGAAATCAATGTTGGCAGTCTGAAAGTCGGTGTAAGCCTGGAGGAAATGCACAATCAAATTGCCGTCATGTACAGCGAAGGCAACGCCAAAGCGATGACTGCGTTTGCCTATGATGGTGTTTCGGTGGCTACCTACGGAACGAAAGAGCTGGTCGCTACGTTATCCGAGGCAAATCAGGCGATGGCGGAGGCATTCCGCAGTAATCTTCTAAATGCTGCAAAGTACCCAATTCCGATCATTGATATTACCGATCGGCGATCGGATTTAACTGCTACACTGAATTGTTTCGGATGGTTTCGAACGCTGGACTGGAAATATTATGCGCGGAGCGGATTACGGGAAGCGTATGACATCGAAGGCATTGCAACACAGGACGTAGGTCGAGCAAGCACAAATCAGCGGATTGCACAAAGCTTTTATTTTGATGATCAATATCAATGGTCTCTAGCAAATGTACGGGTTCGGTGTCGAAAGATTGGCTCGCCTGGAGATGGATTGATTATGGAGGTTTGCGCCTCATCCGCTAATCAACCTGGTACGGTCATCGCCAGCTATACATTGAACAACAGCGAGATTTCCACATCGCTGGGATGGGTGGATTTTCCGTTCTATCAATCCGGATTTGTGCAGCTTTCACCAAATACGACATACTGGCTGGTATTGAGGCGGTCCGGCGGTCTGGATAACAACAATTATTACGTGGTGGGAGTCAATGAGCAGTTGGGTTATAACAGGGGCATATTTCGCTTATTCAATGGTTCAACCTGGGCGAGCCGAAGCCCCGATGCGGATATGAATTTTCAATTAACCGGTTATCTGGATAACACAATCCAGATTGGCAATATCATTGATAGCGCCTCACAATTTTTAACCGGTTGGGAATTGCGCGGTGTTACTGCTGGAGTGGTATCTGATCCAGCCCGGAATGGAGATACAACAGCACTGCATAATCTGGTCAATTTACTCAGCACTGGCAATAATCGGCTTTTGGCAACGATTACGCGCGACAGACGGCTCATCGTGTACCCCGAACCTGCCCCCGATCCGTACCGGCCGGATATTTATTTGCTGTCGGACGGCAGCGTGCAAAATATCTGGGGTGATCCTTCTTATGCAACCACCTGTCCGGTGGGTGTCTGGGCCAGGTTGAAGGATGTCATACCCGGATCGGTGGATTTGGGGCTGATTGCCGATCCGACAATGCTTTTCATCGAAGAGGCCGAATATGATATCGAGAATCGTCGTTATTTACCCACCACCCGTTTGCAAAACAATCCATTAAGTGTTGGAACGAGGATGCGCGATGGATAATTTGCGGATTGGCGAGTTGTTTGCGAAACTGAAGCCGCGCATACTTGATTTGATCAATGCGGTTGGCGGCGGCGCAGGGCCGTTTGCTCCAACGCCGCACGATTTGAGCTCTGGACATCACACTGGCAGTCTTGCGGATGCGCAGGCGCCGCAATTTCTCAAAACGGACGGCTCGCGGCAGCTGGTGGGGAATCTATCGGTTGCCGAAAATATCACCATCGACGGTGTGGATCTCTCCGTATTAAAGTCGTCGTATGACGTTCATTCTGGGCTTGACGCCGCCACGGCGCATGGATCGGTGGGCGTGCATACCCACCAGAACAATCCGCAGGGCGGGCAACTGGATCACGGCCTGGCGCTGAACGGTCTGCTGGATGATGATCATACTCAGTATGCGCATGCCGATGGCAGTGGCACGCGGCGGGCATATGAGGCGCAGCGGCTGAATAAATCGATTCTGGCCGGGAACGGCTTGACCGGCGGCGGGTTGCTGAATGCAGATCGGACGCTGAGCGTTCTGCTCAATCCATCCTGGTCAGGATTGGTGGTGGACGGCAATGGTTTGCGGGTCAATACCGACGCGGCGTTCATCTGGACAAACGACCATAATTTTCAAGGGATTACCAAGACCCGGCATTTGTATCCGGAGTTGACGGATACGTATGATCTGGGATCATCGACACTCCTATGGCGTAAGGGCTGGTTGAGTGAGCTGGACGCAATTTTGTTTGCGCAAAACACGATCACGCTGCTGGGTGGATGGCTGCTCATCACGAAGGATGAGGGTGCGCTGGATGCCGATGTAGGCAGCGGCGATACACAAATCAATTTCGGCAAGACAATGACGCAGGGAGATTTCGTCCTATTCCGCGCGGCCGGCAGAGTGGAATACATGCAGGTTGGATCACTTGTGAGCGGTACAACCTATAATGTAACCCGAAACCTGGACGGAAGCGGAGCAAACGACTGGCCGGCCGGCACGCCATTCGCCGTGCTCGGGCAATCTGGACAAGGCAGGATCGAGCTGAATGCCTACGACACACCACGACTTCAGATGATCCGGCA